TTAATTTCCGTTTTGTGCCATATCTATAATTTTTGAAATTGAAGCATTTTTAATACCTGGATTATTGATTGTTATTTGCGGATTATGCCTAACTTTAGTTGTATATAAATTAGAAGGTTCTACAGAAAATACATAGTCGTGTGTCGCATTTCCGTTCTCATCTGTATGATCTTCTATAAATGTATGTCCTATAATGTCGAACTGAGTTACTAAGTTATTGTGTATTGCCGGTTGTACTTCAATTGATATTCTAGGGTTAATAATTTTTCCGTTCTCATCTTTATCTTCTGAGTTAAGCCCTTCATGTCCTGTAAGCACAACGTGAAATCCGAGCTTATCTTTAACCTTTAATAGGTGCCTAATCGAGTTAACGATCAATTTAGATGTTTCCCCATAATCTTGTATTCTCGCTTTTTTGACTTGATGCGTATTCATTACATGAGTTAGCGTTATATCTCTTAATTTTTGAGCTGTTTCAATTACAACCACATCAAGTAACTTTCCTTTTTGTCTAGCTGTATTTACAATCGATTCAATACTCGCAATTGTGTTTCTAAAAGCAATGTAATTGTCGACTCTCTTCACAAAACCTTGTCGCGTTACCTGAGTACCATCTTCGTGAATATCGATAATAAAAGCGTTGTTTTCTCTAGTGGCTAAAGTCGTCTTTCCGGTTCCTGATTTGCCATATACCATAATTGAATAATAGTTCTGAGTATCTTCGTTAATTTCTTCAATACCTAGTTCTTGTAAAATGTCTTGTTCCTCACTCATCACTTAATCACCAAACTTTCCGTTACCTTTAATTCAGCGCCCGGAATATCTTTGCCAGCTTTCAAATCATCGATTAGTTGCTTAGAATTAAGCTTTGGCGCTTGTGATATCCAATAATCCTTTGGAATAAGTTTTTCATCGATAATATTTTTACTAGCCCCGTTTTTGCGCTTGTAAATATGATTAGTAGCTGTGCGGTAACTATCTACTTCCTGTGTTTCTAACATCTCTTTTAAGTAATCTCTTAATCGATCAGTTAAATTTTGTTTTTGTTTTTTTAAATTTTGAAGTCGCTTAATCTCTTTATCTATGACATCTATGTCACCTAATGTTTCACGTCTCCAATTGACGATGTTATCTACTTTGACATTCATTTCTGCTTGGATAGAATCTAATGTGTCTTTTAGTAATGTTTGGTCTAATTCATCTTGATTAGACAACTCTTTAAATGCTTCTGATAACTCATATAGATTAGCCATCGCTTAACACCTCCCCCGCTAGCATCTTTTTAGCTTTCTCGTATCTAGCCAATATTGTGTTATCGTCATCTACATTGTTGTGCATATTTATTGATGCGACTTTTCCTAAATAGTCATCGCTGTAGTGCCAGACCCATATAACGTTGTACTTATAATCAACTTGATAAGAAGTGCTTTGTACACGTTCTATTAAGTCAATTGCCATTCGTTTAAATTTATGTGGTTTCATATCGCACCTACCATTTCATGACTAAGTTAATTAGTCTGTCATAATCATCTGCGTTTTCTTCAATCCATTCGTAAATAGATTGATTTAATATGTCTAATGCTGTGTATAGATCGTTCTCATTAGTTATGTTTATGCCGTCGATAAACTTATCTTCTAAATCTAAGATATTCACCAGAATGCTGTGGTCCTTCTTCTTAACTGCTAATTTAAAATCAAATCCGTCTACATTAATTACCTTCTGACATACATCGCCTATTTCGTAATACATCTTGACTTCCTCCGTTTTTCGTTTTATATTTAACTTGAATTTTATTTCTTAAATACTTTTCTGTTACTTGTTGGCGCAAGTAGCAGTTTTTTTATTCTTCATAAAAGTATTCTTTATAGAATATGAAAGTTGCAATACTTGCGAATCCCGCAATTGACCACGCTGTAGTGAAGTATAGAAACGGCATGAGTACAATCGCTAAGACTGTAAAGCACAGTACTGCTATTAAGTAGCTTTTATAAGTTTTACTCATTTGATAACTCCCTCCTGCCTTAATACTTCATGGATAATTCCGAGCTCGTACATTTTGTTAAACCAATAAGTCGCCATTTCTTCACTCATTTTTAAGCCCTCCTATATTCCATTTTCAAATTTCATTTCAATTTGCTTAATTCTGTATAAAGTAGCTTGTGACGGGAACCAATTAGCAATCATTTCAATTACATCATCGAAATGTTTTTGTCTTACGTTCGTTCTTGAACTCGCGCCAGTCATCTTTTTCACTTCTGAATTAATATCCCTGAATAATTCGCTACGTTGTTTTTGGTTTGTTATCGCATGTAGCCTTTGGATATGTGCAACTCTTTGGTTAATAGTTCTAGTTAAGAAATTGTAATCTCCCGCATCCAGTTTTTGATTTTCTTTCAAATCAATAACATCATCTTTCACGTTTTTAATTTCTTGTTTAGTTTCTTCTGTAGCTTCAAACATTAACCTCAATGCTTGCATCGGGTCGCTAGGTACTTGGTACGCTCCTGTTTTTCTTAAAGTTGGTAAAACTTCCGAAGTTACCCAACGTTTGAACCGCTTCGCATTTTCTAATTTGCTAGAAAAGATTAAACTGTATAGTCCTGATTCGTTGATGATCGTTACATTTCTGTTTTGACCTGCC